TTAATTGGCCGGGGGCGGCTGAATTGATTTTCCCACATCGGGGGATGAGTCCAATCCCTCGGCGTGCACCGCCGTCCAGAACCAATTTCGCCATTTGCCCCGCCGGCTGCTGCTGAGCTCGAAGGTGATGCGCACCCGGCCATGGTGGCCGGCGTCGGCCTCTGCGGTCAAGTGTTCGGGCTGGCCAGCTTTGGCGGGCGGCAGGGTCTGGGAGGCCCGGCCGATCACGTCGCCCGGGACTTTGGCCAGGATGCCGTTGTTGGCTCGGAATGTCATGGGTCACCTCTTGCGCTTCTTCAGCTCGGCCAGGACGGCTTCGAGCTGCTCGGCGGTGAACGTTCCATCCAGCCGCACGGCGCCCTTCAAAAGCTCGATATGGTTGTACCTGCCGGTGGGGACGTGGGGTTCCGAGTTGGGCTCTGGCGGCTCTTCGTAGAGCACCTCCACCTCCGGGCGGTACTGATCTTCTGATTCCTTCGTGTGTTCCAGGCCGCGCTGGTGAAAGCGAAACTTGGCACCGATGGGAAGGTCTCGGAACTTCATGGGGCGAGGATACGCCCCGCTACCCCGACCGGCGGCTCAGCCCTGTAAGCGCGCGCAGCGGCGCGGTGACTCTCCACGAACGGGACTGCTTCAGCTCCCTCTCCCGGCGGGCGAGCTCTTCCACCAGCACCTGGGCCGTCAGCTTGCCGACATGCCACTCGCGCGGCAGCTCCTCGGCCAGCGTCGGCTCACAGAAGACGATGCGCGGGCCCCGCACCGCGAATACTGCGGTGATGGCGTGCGTCTCAGCCATCAGCCCCTCGGGCGATCGGACCTGAAACGCGAAGTCGTTCTCGCGGATCACGGTGCGCTCGGCCGGCGCATTCAGCCCGACCGGCATGCCGTCGGCGCCTTCGAACTCCGGCTTCACCCAGTGCCGGAAGCACTCGACGGACTCGAAAAACCGGCTCAGCTTGGCATGCCAGTTGAGCGGCGTCAGGTTGGTGACGTGGAAGGGGTTGCGGAAATTCTCGATGAACGCGGCCGGGTTGTTGACCGGCGGCACGGCGATGATCATCAAGCCGTCAGGCCGCAGCATGTGGGCGCAGTTCGCCAGCATGGCATCGATGGCGGGCACGTGCTCCAGGGCGTTCGACGTCACGATGACCGGGAAAGGTTCGTCCGGCAGGAGGTCGACGGATAGGTCGTGCAGGCGGAAGTCGATGCGGTCGGACACCGAGTTTTCCCGGCAGAACTGGTTCGCCGACGTGCTCACGTCGATCGATACGATGCTCTGCGCGTAGTCGGCCAGGTAGTTGGCGCCGTAGCCGGTGCCGCTGCCGATCTCAAGGATTCGCTGCCCTCGGACGAAATCCGCGAAGTAGCGATAAATCGACAGGTGCGCGAAGTACACCCAATCATTGGCGCCCGCAACCTTGCGTTCACCGTTGTTCCCAACGTCGTGCCCCATGCCCCAGCCCCACCAGCCTTTGTTCGTATTGGGCGCGAGTGTAAAGCCGCCGGGGTGTGGCACCGCGCGAGGGATGCCGGTAGAATCGCCCCTGCCGGCTGAATCAAGTAAGTTCGGAAGCGCTCGGAAGGTTGTGCGGCGTCAATGGCGGTCGAGAGGCCGTTAAGTACGAGAGGTGGAGTTCGGTACCACCCCCTCCCCCGGGCCCAGGAAGCCTCCCTAGTCGGAGGCTTTCTTGTTTCTGGAGTCGATTCCCCGCGGGATGACGCTGCGCACCTCGTAGCCGTCCTGGGTCTGCTTGAACGGCATCTGCGCTCGGTACCGCGCTCCCGTCTCCATGTCGCGCAAGCCTTCCTGCAAGAGGGATGGATTCTGGTCACTCGCAGCCCCGTACAGCTCTGGCCGCGATCGGCGGGCCATCGCCTGTTCGGCGAACCGAGTCACATCTTCAGCGCTGAATCCCTGATCTTGGAGCCGCCGCTCGAGCAAGTGCCGAAGGGCATCATCCGTCATGTAGACATCGCGCGAGCTAGTCTCTCGCCCGAAGAGCGCATCCAAGCCCTTGCCCTGCCCCTCGGTCACATCCCCGAGGCGGTACCGCCCGCTGCCGAAACCTGCTTTCAGATCCGCAAGCAGCCGCGCCTTGCCCTCCGCGCTCATCGCGCCGAGGAACCCGAGCAGCGGGGAAACCTTCTCCATCAGCGCCGGCACTTTCGCGGCGCCTGCACCTGGCGCGGCCATGCCGGCGAGGAACTCCGCAAGCGGCTGCCGCTCGCCCGACACCATGCCGGCGTCCTGCATGCGGTCTCCGATCCACTCGGAGCCGAGGAAGGGCTTGGCGATCGGCTGCGGCATCTGGTCGGCATTGAGCAGGCCGAGCTGGTGACCGAGTAGGCCTGCGCCCATGAGGCCGGCATTGACCACGCCCGTCGACAGATCTACGGGGGCGCCCAGCGTGCCGGCGACGATGCCGCGGTTCGCGGCGTCAAGGATGTTCGGCATCTACTTCGCCGCCTGCCCGGCGATCTTCCGAATGATGTCGCCGCTCTGCTTGGAGCCGGCCGACGAGCCGAGCCAGTAGTTGCAGACCTGGCCGAAGCCGATCACGAGAGCGCCGAACAGCACGTTGAGCAGCGCCGCCTGCCGCTCGGTCCAATCGCGATTGATCGCGAACAGCAGGACGATGCAGACGAAGAAGCCGATGGTGATGATGGCCGAGATGATGACCGGGGCCCAGGCGATGCGGGAATCCGCCTGCGCGAGCGCTACGGTCTGCCGGCGGGCCGCGTCGGTGTCTGCGATGTAGGCCTTCTCGGTGTCGGCCGCGATCTGGGCCATCTGCACCTTGAAATCGTTGTCGGCCTTGCGGATCGAGGCGAGCTGGTCGGGCGTGAGGTGGCCGCCCTGGATGATCGTCGCGAGCTCCTCCTGCGTCGCGTCCTCGTGCCCGAAGATCGCATTCGAGAGCATGGCGACCACGGCGCCGGCTGCCGGCGTGCCGATCGCGGAGGCCATCGCAGGGGCGACGGTGCGGACGATGCTTTTCCAGTCGAGATCCATTCAGGCCTCCAGCATGTTGGTTGCGACGCGGTTCACGACACCGGCCAGGAAGTTCGCGCGCCACACCGGCGAGAGCGACGTGTAGTAACGAAGGCGCAGCGCTTGCAGCCGGCGCAGCGCACGCGCCGGGTCCATGGTCTGGGCGGCCTGCAAGGTCTTCGGGCCGAGGATGCCGTCCGGGACGGAGCCGACGGCGTTCTGCAGCATCTTGATCGCCGTGGTGGGCTTGCCGCGCGCGCTGGTGTTGACGGCCAGGTCGAACATCTCGAACTTGAGCATGTCGGGCAGCGCATCGCAGCCGGCCGGGCACCAGAAGTCGCGCGCATAGAGCTGCTTCGCGCGATCGAGCGTGAGGTTCGGAATGTCCTCTTCCGGGTAGCTGCGCTTCGAGATTCCGTACTTCGTCTCGCCGCCCGGATCGGCCGGGTTGTTGACGTAGCCGCCCTCGTGGCTGGGGTTCACCAGCTTGGTGAACGCATCGTCGAAGTTCATCGCTTCGTTCCCCCGGTGTCGGCCGCGGCGCGCCCGCGCAGGACAGCGAGATCCTGCTTGATGTCGCTCAGACTGCGCTGCAGGTCCTTGGTCGTTTCCTTGAGGTCGGCGAGCGCCGCCTGCGTCTGCGAGCGCTCGACGGCGGCCACTGCCTTGATGTTGTCGACGTCGGCCTTCTGCTGGGCCAGTTCGGTCTTCACACCCGTGTACATGGTGATGGCGGAGCTGACGATGGTGATGATCGTGGCGATCGTCCCGGTGTTAAAGGTTGGGTCGAATCGCACGATCTTGTGGCGTCCTTCGAGTGGCATCGAGTCGCTATCTAGCGGCGCCGGCCGGGAATGTTTTGCTGTGGTCATGGCGGGACCTCATGCGGCCTGGTTGGCCTTCAGCATGTCCATCAGCGTCTGAGCAGCGCGCAGGTGCGCATTGATCGACTCCTGCAGATCCGCGGGCGTCTCGGCCGGCTTGGGAGCTTCGGGTTCTGGCTCGGGCTTGGGCAGCTCGCGCACCTCCCAGTCGTCCTTTGCGGGCACGAAGAACGGCCAGAAGCCTTCGCGCTCCAGGCTGCCCAGCGGCGCGGGCTTGGTGGTCGCATAGGCCGGCACGAGCACCTCGCCGAGCGCCTGCTGGTCGAAGTCCGCGGGCGTGCCGCCCAGATAGGCGCCGGTCGCCGGGTCGTAGTTGTAGACGTACATGAGGTCCTCTCAGTAGCGCATGTAGAAGGGGAAAGCGAGGTTCTTCACGCGGTTCTCGGCACCGCCGGCTGCATTGGTGCCGTTGATGCCGGTGTACGCGCCGTAGACGACGATGTTTGCGTAGCCTGTGTTGATGCTCACGTTGTGCGAGTGCGCGCCGTCGGCGGACGTTCCGGCCCCGGTTGCACCCCCCGACGTGAGGTTGCCGAAGCTGCCTGCCGCCGCCGTGATGCCTGTAAAGGCTGGGTAGTTGCTCGTGTGCGCGTGGTTGCCCTGCACATCCGTGCCGCCGGTGTGTCCATGCCCCGCATCGCCCCCGCCATGCGCGTGCGAGGGGTCGGTGATGGTATGGGCATGCGAGAGCAGCAACTGGTCCTGCCAGACACCGAGCACCCGGCCCGAGTCGATGCCCCGCGACTCGTCCAGGCCGCGCAGGAACATCGCGCGCAGATCCGGGATCCGGAAGGTGGTCGAGCCGTCGCCGACGCTGAAGGAGCCGAACTGGCCGCCGTTCCACGTGGCTTCCGACACGAGGCCGATGCCGCTCGCGAAGGCGAACAGATTGGCGTAGGTGGCGCGCGAGAGCAGCGCGCCGTTCAACTTCACGAAGCCGGTGGGCGCCGTGAGCGTCGGCATGCAGATGATCGAGCCGAGCGGCATGCCGGCACCGTCACGCAGCTGCGCCACGAACGAGCACAGATACCGGATAGCGTCGTCGAGGGTCGACGGTAGGTCGACCGCGCCATCGGGCCCGTTGAGGGCGGGGTTGACGTTGCAGGCTGCGAGTGTGGTGATGATTGCCATTCGGGCACCTCAGTTTTCGATGCTGTTGTGGGCGGGGCCTAGAATCCGGGCGATGGAGCACTTCTCCCCCACCTTCCTCGGCTGGCTTGCTGCTGTTGCGATCCTTGCCATCGGTCGCTCACTGCTGGCCCGGCGCCGCGAGAAGGCCGCCAAGCGCCGCGCCGGGAAGTAGGAAGCCCGCACCAGCGGGCGGCCGAGAGACGGTCGGTGCGCGCAGGAGAGCCGGCGCGACGTTCTCAGCGCCTCGCGTCCCCATGGACAACCTGATGTTTGCGAGCGGTTCTGCGACAGCAGCGCCGCCGAATGGCACGCGACGGGCTGCGGTCTGCAGCAGATCCATCCCACGCCCCAGGAGCATCGCGCCGCTGTTCGAGTTGTTGACCGCGGAGCCGACAGGCTGCGACACCATCAGCGAGCCGGCGCGCTCGACGTTGCGCAGATTCGCGAGCTCCTCGGGCGAGAAGAACAGCGACAGCTTGCGATCGCCGATCGCCTCGAGCGCCTTGCGGTAGGCCGACGGCGAGAACTTCCCGACCTCGTCGGTCTGGCCGTTCAGGGCCTTGTCCTTCAGGTGCGCCAGGATGGCATCGCGCACCGGGCCTGTGGGCGCTTCGCGCGCGACTGCCTGTGCATCGTCCAACGAGCCACCGATCACGAAGCGCTTGACGAAGTTGTCGGGCTGCGCGTTGTCCAGGGCTGCTGCCACCGGGCGCGAACTCTCCTGCCAGTTCATGCGCGCCGCATGCGCCTGGCGGGCTTGGTTGAGGGCGTCGATGTAGGCCTGCGGTGCCGCGTCGCCCTGGCGCAGGAATGCGGCGCCGCCAGGGGTCACCGGCAGATTCCCGGCAGCAGCGAACTCGCGGTTGGCAGCGGTGAGCGGTGCGCCTTCGAGCGCGTCGCGCGCGATCTTGATGGCGGCGCGCACGTTGCCGTCGCTCGAACTGCGCGAGGCGGTGGCCAGCATCGTCTGCAGGTTCTCGTACGCCTTGGCGTCGAACGGTACCGGGATCTCGCGGCCTTCGACCTTGACCGCCCCCTTGCTGATCGTGTTCAGCATGTTCGAGATCTCGGGCGGCAGGAAGGCCAGCTTGTTCTCGCGGCCCAGCGCGTCGTAGATGCCATTCACCACGGCCGTGCGGTCCAGCGGAGTCTCTCCACCTGGCAGCGCACGTGCGGCGGTGTACATGCCCCCTACGCGCGCCTGCTCGGCTGCGTCGCGCGCTGCGATCGAGCCGATCGCCTGCTGGCCAGCGGCGAAGGAATCACCGCGGCCTGCGCCCAGGTCGTTGAGCCGGCCGATCAGCGCCGTGTTGTTCTGGTTCTGCAGGCGCGGCAGTCCGTGCAGCTCGTCGGCGCCGGAGTTGGCGGCCATCTTCGCGAGGTTCTGCTCGCGCGTGATCTGCACCGGGTCCTGCGAAATCATGCCGCGCGTCGGCGTCACGCCAGCGTCGCGGAAGGCTGCGAGGCGGCTGACGGCTTGCGGGTCGAGCTGCTTGCCGGCCTGCAGTGCGCTGGCCAGCTCCGCGCGCAGGCCTCGGCGCGTCGCATCGGACAGTAGGGAGTAGTCCTGGCCGCCAGCGGTCACAAGGCGCTCAATCTGGACGTCCATCTGCTCGGGCGTCATGCGCGAGAGCAGCGGCGCGACTGCGCCGCGCACCGCGTCAGCGCCGCGCTTCACCAGATCCGGAGCAGCGCCACCAGTGAGACCGCCCAGGAGCGAAGCACCGAACTGCTGCATGGGACCGCCGCCCGCTTCCTTCGAGGCCTGCCCTGCCGTGCCGGCGCCGACGGCGGAAGTCACTTGCGAGGTGGGATTCGCGGCGAGACCGCGCAGGAGGTTGGTCGCCGCCGGTGCCGCGTCACCGATGATGTCTGCCGCCTTTCCAGCGGCACCACCCATGCCCATCGCGCCGAAGCCGAGCTTTGCGCCCTCGCCTACCGTGCGCTCGAGCGGCGTCTGCGGGGTCGGCAATCCAGCTTGCGTAGCGAGGTCGCTCACGGCTTGGCCGAGAGGCTTAGGCATTGGGTTCGGGGTCTGCGGCGGTGCTACGAGGTTCGACAGCGTGTTGCCGTTGGGCGCGAACATGCCGCCCGATTCCTTCTGCGCATTGCGCGAGGCATTGCCGAGTCCAATGAGCGCCTGCCGGATCGGCTCGGTGACGATCTGCGCAGTATTCGCGAGACCCTCCGCAGCGTAGCGACCAGTGAGCCCGAGCTGACGGGGAATGTCGTTGATCGTGCGCCCTGCGGAGACCGTCGCGGATGGCTCCTTCGTCGCGGGTGGCGAGCCGCTCGCGAGTTGCTGCTGCAGGATGCCGAAGGCCTGCTCGCGCGTGGCGCCCTCCGGCCCCTCGATCTCGTAGCTCTTGCCCTCCGGGCTGGTGAATTCGAAGGTTGGCATGTCACTTCACCTTCACAGTCCAGCCAGCAGGAGGAGCCCAGCTGCCGGAAGCGCCGCCCGTGTTGGTCGCGGGCGTGTCGCCGCCGTTGTAGCGCGCGTACTTGGTCTGCAGCCGCTTCACCTCCTCGGCAGCCGCGATGCGCTGCGGGATCGGGATGGAGCGATCGGCAGCGCGGCCAGCCTGCAGCTTGTATTCGAGACGGTCGCCGTCCGACTGCGGGCCTTCCATGCGCGGCACGTTGTTGACCAGGTCGCCGGACACGATGTCGAGCTGCGAGGCGAGCTCGGCGCCCTTGCTGCTCTGGCCGAAGAAGTTGGCGCCCTTGTCGACCAGCTCGCCGAGGCCGCTGGAAGTCGGGCCCTTCTTCAGCAGCTCGATCGCGCGATCGGCGGCCTGAATCATGGCGGTGGCCGACTTCGCTTTCTTCTGCGTGTCGGTGTCGCGCACCACGTCGGCCTTGGCTGTGTCGACCTGGCGGGATTGCTCGGCCGCCTGCGCTGCCTTTTCTGCCGGCGAGAACTCCAGGCCGCCGCCTTGCACCGGGTTCGTGCTGCCGCGGCCAGCGCCGGGACCGATGAGAGGCTGAGATCCACCACCGCGGGTCAGGATGCCGGTGCCGTTCTCCTGCAGCATGATGGCCGTGCCGAGGGCTTGGCGCACGTACGGGCTGCTCAGGTCGATCGGCTGGTCGGCCGGGATGCCGAGGCGCTTGGACACCGCGGCCGTGTATGCGGCGGTGTTGTTCTCGTTCGAAGGCGCCCAGCGGCCCACAACGCCCGCGATCGTGTTGATGCCCTTCTTGCCGTAGGCCTGCAGGTTCTGGTCGAGCGCGGCGAGGCCTGCCTCCGGAGAGTCGAACTGCTGGAAGCCCGTCGACGCGCCCACCGGCCGCAGGTTGCCGGGGTTGTTGTTGCGCACGCCGAGCGGGCCGCCGGGCAGCGTTGGCGTTGCCGGGCCGCCGTTGATCTCGTCGAGCTGCGACTGCCCACCCATGCGGCCGCCTTCGGTGATGACCGGGCGGCCGGGCGTGAACTGCGCGTTCGTGCGTGCCTTCTGCGCGGCATAGGCGCCAGCCGCGTCGAGAGCGCCCTGCGGTGCCTGGATGCGCACGCCGCCAGGTGCAGAGGCATCCGGCAGCCGCAGCGTGCTGGTGCCGTCGGCCGACGTCGTGATGCCCGGCAGGAATCCAGGCTGCACTGTGTTGGCGTTGTAGATGTAGCCGCCAGAGCTTTCCTTCATGTCCGGCCGACCGGCCTTGAAGAGCATTTCCGCGATGCCCTTGCCGCCGTTGCTGATGTAGTCGGAGACGAGCGCGTCGACCGGGATGTTGAACTGCTGCGACCACTCGGCGAACTTGCCTTGAGGCGGGCGTGGAGCGTCAGCAGGAGCGCCAACAGCCTGTTTCAGCACTGCACCCTCGGGCACGTTGCCGCCGGCAGGTGTGGATCCAGCAGCGGCAGGAGTTGCCGGCGCTGCAGCCGTGGCACCACCACCGAGCGCACCGCCGAGAAAGTAGCTATCCATGCGCGACTGGCGCTCGAGCTGGGCTTTGCGCAGCGCGTCCTGCGTCGCGTTCTCGTCGATCTGCGACTGCAGCAGCTTATTGCGCATGCCGGCTGCTCGGGTGCCCTGCGCGTAGTTCACAGCGTTCGCGAGGCGTGCACCGAAGCCGGCGGCGTTCGGGTCGCTCACCGGGCCGCCTGCGGCCAGCAGGCCGACGCCGAGCGAGCCGTCGTCACTGGTGAGGGAGTCAAGAAGTCCGGCCATGGGCTACTCCTCAGAAGACGCCGGCATTGCCGCCGCCGCTGCCATCGGCTGCCGGCGATCCGCCGACGCTGTCGCCGCTGTTCGTCGAATCCCTGCCCCATGGGGAGCGCTTGCCGTACAGGTTGTAGGGGTCGGCACCGCCGTAGGCGAGGTACTCCTGCATGTCGCGGTAGGCCTGCGTGCCCGGCATCGGCACCGCCTGGCCGTACTTGAACGTGCCGTAGCCGGCACCGTTCGCGGATCTCATGAAGTCCGCGTTCCAGCCGGTGGGGGTACCTCCTTGCCCGAGGTCGACGCCGACGCCGTTCTGCGAGAGCAACTGCCCGTAGTAAGCATTGGTCGGGTTCGTGACGTCCAGATTCACGAAGTCGCTCTTCACAGGGGCCGGTGCCGGCGCTGGCGCGGCGCTCGCGTTGGCGACGCTCTTCTGACCGAGCAGGCCGCTGCCGATCGCATTCCAGTCCCAGGCCTTCGGCTTCGCGGTCGGGTTGGACTTGTCGAAGCCCACTTGCTGGCCTTGGATCTGGCCCAGGAGCGAGGGCACCAGATCGCGGCCGTAGTCGGTGAGCGCGTAGCTGTTGTCGTACGCGGCCTGCTGGCGCGGGCTGAATGGCTGCGCGGTGTAGCGGTCCTGCAGCGCCTGGCCCTGCGTCATGTTCGACAGCAGCCACGGCTGTGCCATGAGCCAAGGCTCCTTCGTGGCGGTCTGCGTGCCCGCACCCCCATTTTTGTCGGAGGTCATCAACGATCCTGCGAGGCCGATACCGGCCCCTACAACTGCACCCCAGCTCATGGCGTTTTCCCTTCTACGGCCGGCGCCGCAAGTTGCTGCTGTTCCTTGGCCCAGGCGATGAACTCGTCCATGTCTTGGGCGATGAAGTGACGCTCGATCAATTCGAGGTCGGTGAGATCGGTGGGGTGCATGCACGTCCAGACGGCGTTCTCGAGCACCCAGGCGACGCGGCGCGTACCCGCCGGCGCGACGATGTGAAAGCCTGCCTCTACGACCTTGATGGTGTCGTCAGGCATGTAGAGCGCCATGCGGCCTTTCGAGAGGATCGACAGGCCTTCGAACTTGTGGACCTTGCTGGTGATGCAAGCGCCTGCGCGCACGCGCATCTCACGCGCATAGAGGCCCGGCGCGAAGTGGTCGACGATCTCGGGCTCAAACTGGTCGCGGAGCTCCGCAGGCTGCTCGCGCAGGCCCGCCTCGAGCGCGTCGATCTTCTGGTGCCGCGCGCGGTGCTGCTGAAGGGCTTCGATCGCGTTCACGATGTCCACCATCCTTGCGAGCTGCCAAGGGAACCGATCGGGTCACTCGACTGGTTCGCCGTGGTGATCGCCGACTGCGGAATGCTGCTGCCGCTCGTGTTGCCCCGGTTCCACCACGAGGAGCCAAGCTGCGCACCACCCAGGGCAGTCGCCAGCGGGTTCGAGCTCGTGCCGGTGGTGCTGGTGCTGGTGCCGAAGCCGTTGCCCACCCCATTCGAGGCATTGAGGAACTGCGACCAGTAGTTCAGCGGCGTGTTCTGCTGCGTCGTGGTGTTGTTGATGTCCTGCGTGTTCCAGCCGTTGAGCATCGACAGGAGCCCGAGGCCCGTCTGCAGGTTCTGCTGGTTTTGCGAGTAGGCGTCGTTGTAGACCCCGCGGTCGAAGTTTTGCTCGTACTGGCGCTTGTTCTCGTCGTAGTTTTGCTGCCACTGGTACATGCCCTGCTGCTGCGTGTAGTCGTTGAAACGCAGCTTCGACGAAAGGTCGGCGAGGTTCTTCTGCAGGCCCTGCGCGCCGAAGTTATTCAGCTCGTCGAGCGCGGTGTTGCCGTAGCTGCCCGAGCGGATTGCCGCCGCGTTCATCGCGGGGAGCTGCACCTTGTTCCAGTTGTCGACGAGGTCCTGCGATCCCGAATCGATGATCTGCTGCAGATACGGGTTCTGCTGGCCCAGGTAGGGATTCGAGCTCCCGAGGCCGAGGTTTGCGGTGTCAGCCATGTGTGTTCCTTATGCGCGCCGCGCGAGGTGTGCCGAGAACTGCGTGTAGCCGCCGAGCACAGTCACAGTGCCCGATGGGGCCGAGTTGGTTTGAGAAATACTGAGGTTGTCCCCGGCGCCATTCAGATAGACGAGCGCGGAGCCGGTCGAATTCCAGAATCCTTCGCTGCCGCCCGCTGGCACATGCTGGGCGCCCCGAACGTATTCCGCTAGGTTCAGCGCCAATGCCGCATGCATGTTGGTGCCGCCCACACTGAATTGGAAAAGCGCGTTGAAGTTAACTTGGTAGTAGCCGGCTACGTTGGGGGTAAAACGCCCCGTCGCGGGGTTGTAGCAATTGGCCGTATCAAATCGCTCGGTGCCAAGCACGAGATAGCTTGACGAGTTCGCAGCGACCGCCGTGTCAGCCGTGAGGATTGCCGCGAACGCCGGCCCATCAAGCGTGGTCGTGATGTCGCTCGTGCCCGAGCGCGGAGCGCCCCCGTTGCCGATCGCATCCACCACGGAATTGAAGTTGCGCGCCACCGAGCGCGCCCAGTCGATGAGCGCAGCCGGCAGGCCTGCAAGGCGCGGTTCGAGGTCCAGCTTCATGCGCGGTCCCCGTCGCCCGACAGAGCAAAGTCGTGCGCCGTTTCCGCGTGGTCGCCCGTCATGTCGAGCTTGATGCGGTGAAAGCGCCCTTCCTGGCGCACTTGAAACTGCCCGTCGTACATCTGCTCGATGGGCCCGGCAGCGAGAGCGCCACCGCTGGTCATCTTCACGAAGCCGGAGGCCTGCGCGGTGGTGGGCTCCTTTTGGAAGCGCATGCGGTAGCGCTCCAGCAGCGAGACCGCGTCGTCGTCGCCATAGTCGCCGCTCGTGATGCTGGACGCGCCGCAAGCGCCGTTGTTGAGCACCAGCCGATGCGTGGCGTCGAAGTACCCGAAGGCGCGGCCTCCGGAGAGCCAGTAGGCCGAATCGAACGGCACCGCCGGCAGCGCGTCGATCGTCGCGGCGTAGGCGTCGAGGCCATCGATCACGGTCCCCGGCGCAATGTAGGTGAGCGCGGCTTCGATGACGAAGTCGGACACACCGAACTGCTTGCTCTTCACGTGGAACACGAGCGAGCGATCGAGCGCACCCGTCGAGCTCGGCGACGCGAAGCTGATCCACACGAGTTGCCGCTGCCGGTCGAACGTGCACTTCGTGCGGTAGCGGTAGGTCTGCGAGGAGTTCGAAGCGAACCAGTCGCGCACCTGGTCGCCGACAGGGATGGGGCGCGTGCCGTCAAAAAGCCAGAAGTCGTCCTCGCCCACCACGAAGTGCACGCCTCCGCCGATGTCGCAGACGGCTTCCTGGCCGACCGCGCCGGCGTTGTTCGAGCCAGGCACAAGCGTCCATTGCCACGAGCCGTTCGCTGCGCCAACGAAGGAGCCGAGGAAGATGCCGCGAGCCTTGTAGGCGATGACGTAGTCGCCCAGCGTGAGCGCAGCCTGGATGCTGCCGGGCATGGCGATGATGCGGCCCGTCGTCGCGCCGGTAGAGACGCTCGGCGTCCAGTTCGTCTGATCGTTCTGGGCGCTGCACCACCACCGGTCGGGCGAGACGCCATAGGTGCCGTCGTTCGTGTTGAACGCGATCACGAAGTTGTTCGAGGCCGACACGACGATCTTGGCCTTGGGCGCGCCGCTGATCGCAGCGAAGGCGCCCGTGGAGCTCGACTGCATCGCGTCGACGAGGTTGGAGGCGATCGTGGTGTCGCCGAACTGCGCGAAGCTCCAGCGGGATTCGACGCTGCCGGTGTAGCTGCCGCCGCCGGCGCTGCGATCGGTCCAGGCGGTGCCCGTGAGCTCGTAGAGCTTCGTCTGCGTGCCCGCGAAGAGGCGCCGCGTGTCGTCCAGCTTCGTCGCTACCACCGCACCGCGGCAGGCAGCCGCCAGAGCGGCCGCGGTCGTGGCAACACCCGTCGGCGCGCCCGCGAAGCCCTTCATCGTCGGGATGATGTTCTGGCACGCGGTGAAGATCCCGGGCGTTGCCGGATCCACGTCGGGGGCGAAGCCGATGAGCTTGTCCATCAGAACCGCCCCGGTGCGCGAAGACGGCCGCCGCGCGTCATGTCGCCGCGCTCGACGCTGTCGAAGCCATTCACAGCCTTGCCCAGCAGCGAGCCGAACTCGGCGATCTTGGCGCTGTTCTTCACGTAGATCGCGCACTCCAGCAGCGCCGCGTAGAGGTAGATGCTCGGTGCCTTCGCGAGCAGCCAGGTGTTGCCGGCAGCCGAAAGAAGGCCGGGATGCTGGTAGTACTTGACCGTAAGCGTCAGGTCCGTCTGCGGCGTCTGGCCGTAGATGAAGCGGCCGCCTTCGATGCTGTAGGCGTTGGCCTTGCCCGGCCTCGGGAGGTCTTCCAGGGCATCGGCCGCCATGTACTCGATGCGCGGCTGATCGGGGGTGCGCACGCGCGCGAAAGCGAGCCAGTCGGACGGCAGCGCCACCCAGTTCTGCCCGCCCGGCACGATGAGCGTGTCGTGCTTGATGCCCCACTGCGAGCGAACGACGTTCTCGCCGTCTTGCCAGATCCGTTCCTCGCCGAGGCGGATGAAGTCCGGCACGCGATTGACGACGCTCGAATCGAAGCGAGCTGTCCAGTCCTTCACGGCTGCTTGGAGGTCGGTGTAGTTCGCGAGGGCCACGGTCACCTCACTTCAGGTAAGCCGGGTACGCGCAGAACGCCGGGTACTGCTGGAAGAAGGCTTTGACGCGCTTGCGGCGCTGTTCCTTGTCCTTTTCCATTCGGATGGGGACATAGAACAGCTCGGGGATGTGGCCGACTTCCTTGCCCTCGCCCCAGCCCTTGCCCTCGTTGCGCTCGCGCATGGCCTGCACGTGCTGCAGGATCGCTTCCATGTCCTGCTGCTTCTCGATGACCAGCTCGCGGCCCTCGAAGTGCAGGACGGTGCGCACGCCCGTCGGCCCGAGGCCCTCGTCGATCTTGAAGGTGTCTACGCCGAACATCTCGTCGGCGACATGCGCATCCCGCGCGATGTTGGTGTTCATGGTGGTGCTTGTGGAAAAGGGGCCGGCCCGTCGCCAGGCTGGCCCCTCGTGCTTCCTTCAGGGCCGATCAGCCGCCGGTGAGGTCGGCGAACTTCACCTGGCACATTTCCGACGTCACGCGCAGAGTCGCGTCGACGAGGACCTGCTGCGCGGTGTTGTCACCGGTCTTCGCGAGCTCCCACGAGTTGAAGGGGCGCAGGTACACGACATCGATGTAGTCGGGGTCGAGGCCAAAAGCCATCGTCGAGCCGGCCATGATGTAGTGCGGCACGATCTCCACGTCGCCGAAGTCGGACGCATACACGTCAGCGCCGCCGATGATCTTGCCCTGCTTGTTCTTGCCGGACTCGATCTGGTAGCGGTTGACTGCGATGCCCGCGAAGGTCGAGAAGACGGCCTTGTGGTTGGGCGACACGTAGATGGCGTCCGGGATCTCACCCGAGGCGATGTAGGCAGCCTGCAGGCCAGCCTTGAGGATCGCTTCGGTGAAAGCCCGGCCGGTGCCCGCCGTCGGTGCCGTGGTCGGCGCGCCGGAGTTGTGAACCACCGTCGAGCCACCCGCGCCGTGCTGCGCGTTGCTGTAGCACAGCACGCCCAGGCCGCCAGCCTTCGGAGCCACACCAGCGGAGCCGATGACGGCCGCGTTTGCCGAGAGCGCCATGGCTTCGATGTCGCGCTGCAGCTCCTTGTACGCCTTGGCCTTGTTGTAGGCCATGGCGGACTTCATGCCCGCCTTCTTCACCGCCTCCGACCGACCGGACACGCGGATGGTGTCTTGGAAGATCTGGCAGACGTTGCCCACGCGCGCCGGCGGCGTCTTCGCGCTTGCCGTTGCGTCGTCACCGTCAAGGGCGGCGTTGTCCTTGTTCGGTGCCCGCAGGTTGTCGCGTTGCCACTCGTGCAGCGTGTTCTCGGCCGATGCCTTGCCAGCCGCCGAGATGACCGGGGTCTGCTCGGGGTTGGTCATGGTGATCCGGTCGATCAGGTCTTCGCGGACGTTGGTGCCCGCCGTGTAGCGGGTGTAGGTGTTGGTCGGCACTGCGTAGAGCACCAGACCGGTTTTGCCCATGTAGCGCGTTGCTGCTGCGTGCAGCGGCGCCAGGGCCGAGGCCACAAGGGCCAGGAGAGTGAGTTTGCGGGCCATGAATGGCTCCTTTCGATGACTAGCCGTTGAGTTCCAGCCACCGGCCGAGATCGCGCGTGCTCGCCTTGCCCGAACGGAACTTCGTGTCGAGCTGCTTGTTGGCGCGCGTGGCCTGTGGGACGGGTTGACGCGCAGCGGGCACAGGCGGGGCCTTCTCGACCACCTTCTTGATGCCGGCTGCCTTCTTGTCGAGCTCGCGGAACTTGAGCGCGTCACGCATGAGGAGCACGAGGGCGGGATCTCTCACCCCGGCAAACTTCTCCTTGGGCACGCCGTACGCTTCGTGCACGCCGTCGAAGATCGCTTGCAGCTTGGGCTTGTCGATGCCTTCCTTGCCGAGGACACCCCACGCGCGATGAAACTCGGCTTGTGCGGCCTCGTTCTGCTGCTGGGTGGCTTTGCCAGCATCCGAGCGGATGCTTTCCTCGATCTGCCTGAGCACGCCGTGAATGGCCTGCGCGCGGGCGTTTTCTTGCACCCATGCGGAGGGGTCACTCTGTGCCAGGGCTGCCATCTCCTCGTCCGACTTGAGGCCGGCCAAGGTGCGAATGGCCATGTGCACCTTTTGCGCTTCATGCAGGAAGTGCTGGCGGCCCTCATCGAGTCGCTTTTGCACCGTCTGCAGCGCCTGTTCCTCGCGTTGGCCGAGTTCCATCGTCTTCCGCGTGTAGTCGGAATGGCGCTGGTAGCCCGCGATGAGCTCCTTCTCGTCGACCTCAATGGTCGAATCGGTCCCGTCCTCTGCCTTGACTGGAACTTTGAACTTGAGGCCACTTGTCCGACTTGCAGATTCGGGGTCCGCGTCATCGTCTTCCGGGTCCTGGTCGGGATCGGCGTCAGGGTCTGCGGTGTCGTCGGGGTGGTCGCCCGATTCGTCATCGGGGCTTTCATCAGACGGCTCGGCCTTGTCCACCTTGCGGGCGGGGGCGTCATCGTTGTGCGTCGTTTCTCCGGGCTCGATCCGCGAGTCAGCCTCGGGGTTGTCGAAGAGAAGTTCCGCTACGTCATCGAGCGTCGGGGCCGCTTGGGCTTGTCCGGGCATATCGAAAGACTTCCATCAAACCCACCGCCCAAGGCACCGGCGGCAAGTACGGCACGCATCACTGCGGAGGCCAAAAGGGGGCGGTGCGGCCCCCGCTTTCATTCACCGTCGCGATGCAACGCGGCGGCGGAAATCTCGAACGATCGGCGACTGCCGGCTCGTTTCATCGTCCATGGCAATGGGCATGCGCGACTCGGCGAGCTTGCCCTTCTCGATGATTCCGACCATCGTGGTCTTGATGCGGTCAACCAGCTTCATCTGCTGCAGGATGAACTGCTGGCGCTCGGTCTCGTTCACCGGGCACTCGGCCCAGGCCGCGACGATCTGCGCGCGCATGAGATCGAACGCGATGTTGAAGGCGGGGTTCTCCAGCACCTGGGCGGCGTAGCGGCCCATGTCGGAGTCGGAGCGCAGCTGGGCGTCGGTGGTCATGCGCGCGGCTCCCAAAGCAGCTTCGACGAGCCGCACACCCCTTCGGGGTCAAAGTTCTGGGTTTCGCAGGGAGGGCGGCCGACCTGGTCGGGCTGGGCCGCCAGCACATCGACGTGTGCGCAGAAGGCGCGATCAGCGCCGACGAAGACGGCGCCGTCCTTGTCGCGGCTGTGTGCGCAGGTGCTGCATGTGCGGGGTGCTTCGCTCATGCCAATTCATGATAAGAGCAGAAGCGCGGCAATTGCATCCTCGTCGTCGCGCTCGCGCTGGAGCGCCGCGCGTGCCTGCTGCACGAGCTCGAGCTGGCGCAGGCGAAAGCCCACCTGGGCCTCGAAGACCGCGCGCGGATCTGCAACGGCTGGCAGTACTGGGCGCTCGTCCTGCCACTGCGCCATCAGGGCGCGGAAGCGCTCCTCGTTCTGCGGCTCGTCGGCGATGAGCTGCGCGGCATCCTGCTCGATCGCCTTCGCGCGCCGCTGGGCCCGTTCCTTGGCCGGCTTCACGCGCTGGTACTTGGCCTCGAGCACGCGCTGCAGCAGGGGCTTGAAATTCCGTTCGGGAATGCGCCGCCGGCGCGGCGCGCGCACGTCGACCTCGATCTCGGCCATTCCTGTCGGAGCGATCCCGCTGCCGATAGGCCACGTTGGCGGCGTATAGGTCGCGCCGGTATAGAGCGCTACCCCGTTGTCGACGCGCAGGCGCAGCAGGCCCTTGAAGAACTTCGAGGCCGCGCCCTCGCGGCCGATGAACACCGACGACGGCGTATCCATCGTGTAGTCCTGCAGGCCCGAGGAGTCCTGCGCGATGCGGGTGCCATCGACGTAGTAGCTCACCGTGGTGCCCTGCCGCACGAATGCGAAGGCATGCACCGTGTCATCGACGACAGCCGGGCCGCCCTCAAAATAGACGCCTGAAGTCGAGTAGATGCCCATCGCGAACGAAGGCGATCCGCGAGTGAAAAGCTCGAAGTCTCCGGCTTGACCCACGTAATTCGAGAAGAAAACCTCAGTTCCAGCGCCGGCTACGGTGCCGAAAAACTCGCCCTCGATCGTGAAGTCGCCCGGAAACGAGAAGTCAGAGAGGTTGTCGTCGATGCGCAGCGAGCTCGCGCCGTCAAAAGACAGCCGCCCCCCGGACGATGTGACCGTCCCATCGTTGGCGATGAGCGTGTGTCGACCCGAGGAATCGACGAGGCTCCCGCCATTCAGGAGCAGGACGGTCGACACTGCCTATGCGCCCACGGCTTGGGTGGGCGCCTCGCCATTCGGCCGCGGTCTCTTCATGGCGCCGAGCACCTGGCCGGTCTCGGGGTGGCGCACGATCTCGACGGGGGACTCGACGGCCGCGCGCAGGAGCTCGAAGCCATCGAGCAGCTCCTGATAGCTGCCGCCTCCGCTGCCGCCCTCGCCCGTGGGCTGCCCATCGGGGCCAGTGGCGGGCGCTGCACTGCCTGGCGGGTGGCTGATCTGCGCCACGAGGATGGCGGTCTCGCACTTCTTGTCGATCTCGTACTGCTTCTGCTGGATGCGCGCCATTTCGAGCTGGAAGTCGTACTCGGCCTGCTGGGCGGCCCGCGCCGCGTCGCGCTCGTCGTTCTGGCGCTGCATCTCGTTCTGCGCGTCGAGCTCGCGCTGCTTGCGCTGGTCTTCGAGCTGGTTCTTCGCGAACTCCTGCCGGCCCTCGGCCTCGAACTTCTGCGCGTCGGCCTGGATCTCCATCTGCTTGACCGCGATCTGGTACGGAGGCGGCGGCGGTGGTGGCTCCGGCAGCGGCGCGTCGCCCGGGTCGCTCCAGAACTTGTCGACGTCCTTGAAGCCCGACAGTTCGAGGATCTGCTTTTCGGTTGAGTAGATCTGCCGCGGCGTGACCATCTTCGGGCCCAGGGGCGACTGCGCGAGCATCATCTGCTTCTGGCTCGTGCGGTTGAGCACGATGAGCTTTTGCTCCTTGTCACCGGTGCCCAATCCGACATTGATCGTCATGTCGTATTGGTCCTGCCAGTCGTTCGGGTTGTACTCGACGAACTGGCCTCGGAGCTTGAAGGCGACCGTCTCCATGTCGCCCTCACACAGCAGTTTGCGGATGCCATTGAACATCGGCACGACCACGGTCTCGGCCAGGATGCGCGCGATCATCTTGATGCGCTGGCGCGCGGCGTTGGCCGTGATCTGCACTTCCTTGGCGGTGCGGTCTGGCTGCAGCGAGTTGGGATCGAGGCCCTGCTGCGAGTGCGTGACGCCGCTGCGCTGCTGGCGCATCTGGTCGACGTACTCCATGATGGGGAAGAGCTGCTGCCCGACGAAGGGGACGGATTCAATCCCGAGCGCGTCGGCGCGGCGCACGCGCGTGATGCCGCCAGGCCGGTAGTCAAGCAGATCGTCGACCTCCGCGAGCGGTGCGCCATTGCTGTCGATCTCGACAGTCTTGCGGGGGTTCGCGGCCTGCTGGGCGTTGTTCAGCATCGCGCGCATCAGGTCCGTGCGAATCTTCTGCAGGTCGCTGAGCATTTCCGCCATGCTCTTGCCGTCCCACTGGTGCGGCACCCAGTTGCATAGGCCGACGGCGATCGGCACCTGATCGCATTCCTTGTTCGAAAGGACCTTGTCTTCGAGGCGGTAGATGCAGCGGCGCTCGGCGATCCCGTCACCGTCGTAGTCCGCCAGCACGTACTCGATGCGCAGCCATCCCACCGTCTGCGACGGGTCATCGACATTCACGCCCTCGCGGTTGAGGGTGCGGAAGTCGCCGAGATCCGTGCCGGTGCGGTCGACGCGGTTGGAGGTCGCTGAAAGGCTGGATGGCTCCGAGCTGCCGGAGAGCTCCTCGGCCGTGACCTCGTCGAACCCGAGCTGGTCGGCCATCTCGTTGAGGTCCGAGAGCGTGACCTCCATCAGGCGGCACACGTACGGGCATTCGTCGAGGAATGGCGTCGTCCACGAGCGCGCGACGAGCAAGTACTCGGGCGGCACCGCCTCGACCTTGATGGTGCGGCGCTCGGTGACGCGCGCGATGCGGACGTCGTAGCGCTGCTCTGCCAGCACCGGATTCCCGGCCAGGTCGAGCATCGGCAGGCCAGTGACCTCGGCAATGAGCGGCATGACCGGCATCGGCGTGGCGTTGACGATCTCGTCACCGTCCTGCATCTTGAGCGCCAGCTCGCGCTCGGTGATGTTGCGGAAAGCGATCGTCTGCCGCGCTCGCTTGGTCTGCTTGTACCAGTGCGCAACGCCCGTTTTCTCGACGAGCGCATCCTTGAAGAGCGAGAGCAGCAGCGTCACGCCGCTGTTCTTCTTGTAGAAAACGTAATTGCAGGTGTCGGTGGCCTGCTGCGCGCCGTCGGCCTCGTCGGCCCGGGTGGGGTCGAAGACCACCGCGTCGTCGCTGCTCACGAAGATGTCGACGATGTCAGGCAACGCCCATTCGATGGTGTCCTGAATGTCGGAGGTGACGGCCTGAGACCAGCCCTCCTCTTCGTTGCCGTACGGGCGCTGGTAGTACTCCTTGACCGACTGCCGCCGCTCCTGCTGGAGCACGCCGAAGGTGTATTCGGCGCTGTCGTCCTCCTGCTTCTGAAGGATCGACAGCAGCGTGGCCTCTTCCATCTGTTTATTTGCCATCCGACAGCCTCACGGCGTCTGCGTTGAGGGGATCAGCTCGCGGCGGGGGCCTTGGCCTTCGTGGTCTTTGGGGCGGCAGCGGCTTCCGCAGCAGCAGCAGCCTGCGCAGAGAGCGCACTCTCGGCCGACGTGGCGCGGGCCTCGGCTGCTTCCTTGGCGGCGCGCAGCTCGGCGATCTCGCGGTCCGCGGCTTCCTTCGCTGCCTTGGCGTCGGCTGCGTCTTTCACGGCCTTTTCGGCTGCGGCATTGGCAGCCTCAACAGCGGCAGCGGCCTGCATGGTGTCGGCCGGCACGCCCACGCGCTCGAGCTTGGCGGCAGCCTCCTCGATGGGCGAGAGCGGCGGGAACGGATCGGTGCCAACGCGCTGCGAGCCGTCCGGATAGGTGTGCAGGCGGCTCTTGGGAATCTCCGATGTGTCGATCGCATCGCGCGCGGCAGTGGCCTCGGCGAGCTTGGCTTCCTTCTCTTCGGGGGTGAGGTTCGCGTCTTCGGCGGCGCGAGCGGCCTGCTCGGCTTCGGTCTGCGCGGCGATCTGTTCGGGCGTCATGTCGGGTGTCCTTTCGGTGATGCAGGATCGCCCGGCACGCCGCCGAGCGTGCACGCCATGATTACCCGAAATGTCAAGGAATGGAAAAGGGCCGGCTCACCAGCGGCTTGGATCTTGCGGCGTAGCCGAGTACCAACGCTCTGCGCGATAGATGCGGCAATGATCCGGGATCGGCACGCCTCGCCGCTGCCAGTCCCCAGCGCCGGTGAAGCCGGCGATGCGCTGCGCTTGAACTTCGGTCATTGTCCCGGCCGACGCGCCATCGAATACACGGCGCAGATCGCGAATAAACCGGGCGAGCGGCCCAGCGAGGTAGCGCCGGCGTGCGTTGGCTTGTCTGCGGTGTTTGCGCTGCTTCATGCCAGCATTCTGCGCCGACCGTAGTCGATGGGCTGGAAGGCCGTCGCGTTGCCCATCTCCTCGACGGCCATGCCGGCATACCGGAACATGTCCGCGCCGTGGCTGTACTCGTCGTGCAGCGGTGCGCCTGGCTCGTTGGTCTTCTGGTTGATCGATCGTTGATAGCGCTTCAGGCACTCCAGCAAGCGCCCCGTCTTGTCCTGATCGAAGTAGACGCGCGGGAACATCATGCGGGCCGCCTTGATGCCCTCCTCGATGTCCAGCTGCGGCAGGACGACGACATTGCGGCCCATGGCCTTGAGCGCCTCCTCGGTGCTCTTGCCGGTCTGGATGTTGCGCGCGCGGCCGTCGTGCGGGATGAAGTCCGTCCCCCACCGAAAGGGGCGTTTTTCGATCTGGCCAACGTACCAATCGAGCGTGCGGTGCGAATCCTCGATGTAGTCGATGCACCGGACCTCTGCGCTCGATCGCTGCCAGAACCCGACCGTCATGGCATCGTTCCAGCCCAGGTCCCAGACCGTGTGCACCTTGAGCACCGGGTCGTACGGCACCGGGCGCACGCGCTTCTCCTCGTAGAGGCGCAGGATCTCGTGCTTGTAGATCGCGCCGTCGCTCACGCGCTTGGGTTGGCCTTCCCAGATGTTCGCGTAGCCCTCGGGGTCGCGGCGCAGCGTCTCCTGCCGCTCGCGCTCGAGCACCGCCGGAAACCATGGGTTGTCGCGCCAGTTCATCTGCACCACGAAGGCGTCGGCCGGCGCGTTGACGACGAACCGGTCGTAGGTCTCGTCGGTCTCCATGTCCGGGTTGAGCGTGATCCAGATCTCGGAGCCGTCCTTCCGGATGGTGGGCGTCAGCACGTCCCATGAGCGCTTCGTGACCGTCTGCGCCTCCTCGATCCAGCAGATGTCGCAGCCTTCGAACGACTTGATCGACTCGACGGTGTGCTGCGCCAGGCCGGCGAAGAGGAACAGGCTGCCATTGCGACCCCGGATCTCGGTGTCGATCGCATCGAAGCTGCCGCCCAGACCCATCGCCTGGATCTGGTCGCACAGCAGGCGGTGCACGGAATCCTTGATGGACTTCTGCACCTCACGAGCGCAGAGGATGCGCAGCGGCCGGCGCGCGGCCTCGATGAGGAGTGCCCGAGCGAAACCCCAGGACTTGGCCGAGCCGCGCCCGCCGTGCGCCACCTTCAGCCGGTTGGGCGTGAACAGCGGCTGCAGCTTGGCGGGGAACTGGATGTTCACGGCTGCGCCGGCTGCTCGGTCCCGACGAACTCGACCTTGATGCTGTGATTGATCGGCGGCATGTCGTCGGAACCACCGAGCGCGAGCTTGTCGCTGTAGCGGCGCGGGTTGGCCATCTTCGCCTTCCACCGGAAGTGGTGGCTCTGCTCCTTGGCCTTGGCCAGCTGGAAATCGCTGCGCGCCTTCTCGATGACCTCCTCGGCCCGCTCGACGTAGGCGTCGGCCGCGTCGATCCATGCCTGATTGGCGCGGCGTGCGCGCTCCTCGTCGAGCGAGAGCCAGCGGCGCAGGCTGCCGCGGTCGACGCCCAGCTCCTTGCAGATCTGCCGGCGCGACTTGCCGTCGGCGATGTCATCGCACAGCGCGTCCAGGCCGTGCGCGTCGAGGATGGCCTCAGCGTCTGCCGGGCGTCCGGGTTTGCGTTTCGTAGTCATGATCGTGTCGGGCTTCCGTGGCTTGTCGACGGGTTCGGGGCATTGCGTCTTGACGGGGTTTGGTCTGGCCCCGCTGGCCCGATGCGCTTCTCACTCACCTGCATTCCCCAGCTCATGCTGCCGACGGAGTGCGCGCCGGAAGAAATTCGCCGCTTCGGCACCCGCATGCAGTAGCAGGCCGTGGGCGAATTGATAACACGGCTCACCGCTCCGTGGCTTTCTTGCGCCGGGCGTACTTGAGCGAGAACACGGACTGGTCGCGCCCCTGCGCTCGCATCTTTGCCACCTGGCGCACGGCGGTGCGCTTGGCCCGCTCCTGCTTCGCGAGGTCGGTCACGACAGCCTCGCCGGACCATCCCATGGTGAAGCCGTTGTCCTGGCTGCGCGGTGTGCCGTCCTTCCACAGCCAGGGTTTTCGGGGGTCGAAGAGCACGGGCATTGCGGTTCCTCCGTTGCGATGTGCGGTGATGGTTCTCAGGGTCATGGTTCAACTTTCACGATGCGCAGCACGCGCTCGCCGATGGTCACGAGCTGTCCGGGCTGCACGAAAAGGGGGTTGGGTTCGAAGTCGACGACGATGGAAACAAGGCGCCAGCAACCGCGCCCTCGTGGCCTGCAGTACAGCGTCAAAGCTGCACCTCCGGGATGACGGCCAGCTTCGCGGCGAGGTAAGCGGCCTTGGCTTCTTCGAGCGTCGCGAATCGGCCGAGGTGTCGGTTCTTGTTGCCGATGCTGATCGTCGCCCTCCAGCGCTTGCGCCGCGGCTCCCAGAACACGCCACGCTCGCCGCTCTTGTTGCCTGGTGCCGGCTCGACCTGGTTGTGCAGGTTCTCGGAACGGGTAGCCGGGCGCAGGTTGTCGATCCAGTTGTGATGCCGGATGCGATCGCGATGATCAACGTCATGGGGCGGCCACACACCATGGACGTAGAACCATGCGAGGCGATGCGCCCAGTAGTCGCGACCATCCACGCCAATCCGGATGTAGCCCTCGCTCTTGTCGAGACTGCCGCAGACGCTACCCGCCTTGTGGCAGCCTCGATAGCCGGTTGCAATGCGCCGGGTGAACACGCCCGTCGCCGGGTCGTAGTGCAGCAGCTCGCGCAGGCGTTCAGCGGTGAGCGTCATAGCAGGCTCGCCATCTCTTTCTCGCGCTGCGCAACCACCTTCGGGTCGGCCTTGGCGAACTTGCCGATGCGGCAGACGTTCTGGCTCGATGTCGCGATGGCCAGGCGGTCTGCCTCGTGCTTGCGCGCGTCGCACTTGCCGTAGCCGAAGCGTGCGTAGCTCTGGTCGGCGAGGTTCCAGTGCTTGCAGGTGCCGCAGTTCATGGCTTCGGCTCCTCGGGAACGTACTTGGTGAACGTCCAGGCGAATGAGTCGCTGTAGTCGCGACCCGGCACGCCGAACGGGTTCTTCGGGCTGAATGTCGCCCGACGCTGGGGCATGTTCTCTGCGCATCCGTCGGTGCTGTCCATGACATGGACGTATACGGCCTTGGGCCGCGCGTGTCGCTTCTGCGCGTAGTTCATGCGACCTCCCAACGCAGTTTGTCCTGCAGTGGCGCGGTGTCCACGCGAGGGCGCGATGGCGTCGACCAGCTGCGCCCCTTGACCTCGCCGACGAGTCGCCAGCCGGCAGCCCGCAGCGACGTGCCAGGCTCCGAGCGCAGCGTGTAGGTGATGAGCTTCGCGTAGCCCAGCGCCTTCGCTGCGCGCCAGGCTGCGCCGTAGAGCATCGAGCATGCGTGCGGCGTGCCATCGGTGCAGAGTCGGTTCACCTCGAGCGTGTAGCCATCATCGAGGCCACGGGCAACCGGCCGGCCGACGATCACGACGCCCACCACCTCGGGCCATGCGTGCGCGGGATCTGGCCCAACGAGTGCGGAAACGGCAATGCAGAACTTCGCGCCGATCACAGGGCCGCGGTGCCGGTGATGCTGCTCGACGAAGGCATTTGCCTCATCGAGCGTGACGGGCGTGAGCTCGAGCTTCATGCAGCCTCCGTCAGCAGATCCGCGACCACCGGCACCGCGAGCTGCTCGATCGTCATCTCGACGCGAGCGCCCTTCTCGTCCGGCTCCATGCGCTCGGCGAAGTACCGGCGCACCTGCTTGTCGTCGTTGAACGCGAGCGTGTTGAGCGCGTCCATCAGCACCTTCTCGCAGTTCGTGAGGTCCATGCACTGCACCGAGTCATCCCACGTCGGGCCGAGCTTCTTCACGCGCTTGGCCCAGTCCTGCGGGCGGTTCGGGTAGAGCTGCACGCGCACCTCGAGGCGGCCTTCGAGCGGCGTGCGGATGCCGGCGGCGCGACACAGCCAGCCCACCTGCTCCTTGAAGTCCTTCGCCTCCTTCGAGACGTAGGTCTGAGCGCGACCGCACACGAGGGCCGTGCGCCAGTAGCGATTTGCCGAGATCGGGTATGGCAGCGTGAGCCGGATCATTGCGTTGCTCCCCCGACAGGCTTGCCATCGGCTTGGACGATGCCAGCCGCTGCCCACATGGCCGGGCTGACGTCCTCGACGCTCAACCGCGTGCCGTCGCTGAGCTCGACGCCGTCGATGCATTTCCCTTCCGGCGTGTCATGGCCGAACAGCGCAACGATGCGAGGCGGCTCCGGCTGGATGGCCTGTCCGCTCATGGCCGAGCCTCCGCGCGCGCGGGGTGGCGAGCAATGAGGCCACGCGCCACCCCGAATTCGACCTCTTCCGCACTGAGCGGCGTCTCGTCGTTGGCGGGTGAGCGAAGGCGCGGGGTGCGGTTCCTGGCAGCGAAGGCGAGCATGGCGCGCTTGCGCAGCTGGTGGCGGGAGGTTGGGCGGTTCATGGGGTTCACTCCTCGGGGTTCTTCAGTGGCGTCGCGCGAAGGCCGGCGCGAACTTCGGCAACGAAAGCGGTGGGCTTGGTCTCGTCGATCACGCCCTGGCCGGAGAGGGCCTCCTTGACGCGGGCGCCGAGGAAGACGCCAAGGCGCCGGGACCAGTCGCCCAGGTGCTCGCGCTCGGCGGGCCTGAGGCGTTCTTTCCAGCCCGAGCCTTGGACCGCGGGCAGCATCTCGGCCCAGATCTCGGCCTGCGCCTTGTCCTGCGACTTCGGGTCGGCGCACGTGTCCGGTGCGGTGAGCACACGGCGGGCCCGGTTGATCGCGCGCTCGACGCATTCCCAGCGCTGCAGCGCGTCGGTGATGCGGCCCCAGTCGCTCGGGTTCTCGTTGAGGTGCCAGCCGCATACGCCGTCCTCAGCACCACCGAGGAACACGACGCCCGGCATCGGGCAGCCGTTGGCCTGGCAGGGGTAGCGCAGCCGCTTCGGCGCGGTGTCGATCGGACCGCCGTCGTCCTCCGCGAAGTGCTTGCGTGCGGGTGGCAGCGTGTCGCCTCTAGCCATGGAATTTCCCCTCGTGGACCTTGGTCCAGTTCGTCGCGTTGACCAGCCATGCGAGCTCGAACTCGAACGGCCGGCGGTTGTTGGTCGCGGTTTTGCCCATCAGGAACGCCGAGTTGCGGCACCACGTGAAGAGCTTTCGGAAGTAGCGCAGGCCGTCGTCTTTCGACGCCCAGCCCTTGAGGGCAGCGGTCGCTCGCCACCTGGCGCGCAGGTGGTCGGCCCGTGTGCTTTCGGGCCAGAAGTCGGGGTCGTGCTGCGGAAGGTCCGGCATCACCTCGGCCCAAAGGGCGAGGATTTCGAGGTGCGGGCAGTCGGGCACGGTCTTCGGCGCATGGCCGTTGAGCTTGTGGCCGAGGAGGTCGATGTCGGGTTCGCGGTCGCCATCAGGCGGACGGGAACTCTCAGCCGTAAGGCTGAGGGAAATATCCTGTTCCTGCTCCTGGGCTTGTTCCTGCTCCTGCTCCTGCTCCTGCTCCTGCTCCTGCTCCTGGCTTCGATGGGGCTTGGAAGGGGCTTCGCCGACTTCCGGTTTTTCGCCCTCATTCGAGCGTCGGTTTCGCAGGTGAAAGGCGCCGGCATAGCGGTCGAAGAAGGCACCAAGGAAGGGGTTCGTGGGAAGGGACTCGTAGTCCTTCTGAATTCCCTTGCAGCGCAGGTCTGTCGCCTTGAGAGCGTCAGCAATCTGCCACTTGGCCATCTCGTACACGAAGACGAATTCGGTATCGCGGTCGTAGGCACAGAAGCCGCATTCGATGCAGTGCTGAAGCCCCTCGGAAGCCCCTTCGATGCCCAGCCCGGTCTCGTGGGCCATGTAGAGAATGGGCTGGTAGTAGAGCCCGAGCATGTTGGACGTCGGCGAGCTGACCAGATAGGCAGCCACAAGAAGGGCCTTCGTACCCCTCTTGCGAAGGGCCTTGCCGGTCTCGCCGGTCCAGAAAGTCGGGGCCAGCTTGGCGTATTCACGCATGGGAGGCCTCCAACTTCAGCATGTGCTGCACTGGACGACGCTCGATGGCATCGGTCCACCGCACGGCCTCGCGCCAGTCGTTGGCATTGCGCCCCTGCTTCCGCGCGGCGAAGCTCCAGGCCATGGAGTCGGCCGAGTGCAGCATCGAGCGCACGAAGGGATGAGCGAGCGCCGTGGTCTTCAGGCCAAAGCCGTGCAGCAGCAGATCGGGGCGGCGCTGCTTGATGGCCATGAGCACAGCGGCCACCTGATCGGGCGAGCCGTTTCGTTTGCAGACGCTGCCCACGCCCACCCACATGCCGGGCTTGAGGCGCTCGCCATAGGCCACGATGTGGTGAACGTAGTCCATGGCGTCAAAGCCCTGGAGGACCGGCAGGATGTAGGTGCCGCCCGTGTCCTCGGCCAGCAGCGCGTCGTAGCGCTCGATCGTGAGGCGCTGGTGCTCGGCAACGGAGAGTCCCGTCTTGGCCACGATGAAGGGCTCGCACATGAAGTCTTGCGCCGCTGCAGCGAGGAGCCGGCCCGAGCCGTTGGTCGCCCAGCGGCGGATCTCGGCCGCGTACGCGGCGACGTCGTGCCGATATCCACCGTGGCGGCTGATCTCGGTGAACGCCCCGCTGTCCATGATCCAGTCGCCCACTTGCATGGGGGCCTTGCGGGCGCGCAGGCGGTTGACGCTCACGAAAGCGCCGTCGAAGTGCCGGGCGTCGCTCGGCTGGTGCAGTCCGGTGAAGAACCTCATGCAATCGCCTCCGGTACGAGTGAGGCCTGCAGCGGCTGCTGTGGCTCGGTGAACATGCGGCCCGAGGTGATGGCCTCCTCTAGGCGCCGGCATGCAATGTCGAAGTACCGCGCGCTCTGCTCGCACCCGATGAACCGGCGCCCGAGCTGCAGCGCAGCGACGCCCGTGGTGCCCGAGCCCATGAATGGATCCAGCACGACACCGCCGGGCTCGCAGATCTCGACCATCGCGGCCATGAGCGGTACCGGCTTCTGGGTCACGTGCTCGCGATCGCCAGGAACGTGGAACTCATAGAAGCCCGGCAGGCAGCCCACGCCGCGATCAGCGGGCATCGGGCCAGCAGAGCCCCAGACGACGTACTCGGCCGCGGAGGTGAAGCGTCCCATCTGCGGGCGCGGTGATGTCTTCACCCATGGCACCACACCGCGCCAAACCCAGCCGCCGGCCTGCAGGTAGTCGGTGGAGACGGGCAACTGCCGCCAGTCGCTGAAGAAGAGTGCCGGCGCACCTGGCTTCGCTGCACGCAAGGCAGCCGCAGACCAGAGGGTCGACCAGAAATGGAACGAGCGCTGGTCGCGGTTGTCGCCGCCAAAGTCCGATGTCTTTTCGAGATTGCCCGAAGCGCTCGAGAGGTACTTCGCCTGGGTCGACATCGCGCGATCGCCTCGCACCATGCCGCCGCTCGAATAAGGCGGATCGGTGATGACCGCGTCGACGCTGCCGGGCTCCAGAGCCTGCAGTACTTCGAGTGCCTCGCCGAGGTAGAGCGTCGCGTTGCCGATGGTGACAGCCTCGGTCATGCGGTCGCCTCCCGCTTCAGCCAGTGCGCATGAAAGCCCCGGGCCCACGAGTAGGTGTAGAGCGCGCACAGGGCCAGGATTCCCCACTGCTGCGCGTGGATCGTCTCGATGATCCAGAAGGGCTGGCCAATGAGGCCGAAGACGCTGGCCCAACGCCGGCGCGACAAGCGCAGGTCCTGCGAGAGGTAGATGGCTGTGACGCCGCAGAGCGCGATGCCGATTTGCGTGACGATCATGCGGTCACCGCCCTTCCGCACCGCCGCGCCAGCTCGACGAGCCAGCGGGCCAAGGGTTCGGGGGTGGCCTCGCGTTCGGCCTTCGTGACGATCTTCAGCGTGCGCGGCACGCCGCGCTGCGGCTTGATGACGCCGGTCGGCTCACTGCGCGGCGGCAGCGGGGGCAAGTCATCAGGATGGCAGCCGACGATGTAGAACCACGTGGGCTTTTCCGCCTTGTGGCCCCAGTCGCATTGCCGGATCTCGGCGGTCCAGCCGCCGAAGTTGTCAGGTGCGCGCCCTGGCAGTGGCAGGCCCATGTGCGCCCATAGCGTGGACTCGGCTGGGTGCTCCAGCACCCCGCCAAACGCCTGCACAGCCATCACAGCCATCATGGCCAGCCTACGCTCGGCCTCGGGGTCAGCCGCCTTCGCGAACTGCCTCAATTTTCCCCAGAGGCGGCAAGGCGGATGGGCGACCACTGAGGCGCCACCTGTCCAGTTGCGAGCATCGCGCGCCTCGTCCCAGACGTCGCAGTCGGGCAGCGTCTTGTAGATGCTGTCGGAGCGGGCGAAGAGGATGGCCACCGTCATGCAGGCCTCCCGATCACACGCCGCAGCGCCGCGACCTCTTCGCGCAGGAGGCGGTTCTCGCGTTCGGTTTCCGACTCGCGCCGGCGCAGGCTGTGAAGGTCGTAGCCGCGCTGGTGCAGCATCCACAGGACCGGCGCGTCGTTGCCGCACCTGTCCATGAGCTGCACGAACTTGGGCCAGACGACGCCCTCGGTGCCGGACTGCCAGCGCGAGAACTGGGCCTTGTCGACGCCGAGCTCCTGCTGCAGGGACTTGTCGAGGGCGTAGCCCCCGAGCTCTGCGCACAGCTCGATCGCGGACCCGAGGGATTGCTTTCGCGCGACCTCGTCGGGCCGCACGTCATTGGGGATGGCGAGTTGGTTCACATTGGGTCTCAAGAAAGTTGAGAGCAGTTGAGGACCTTGGGCAGGCCCAAAAAAAGACGATGCGTGGCATGCACACATCGCCCTGCCCTTCAAGCCTTGACTTCGGTCTCGGCGCTCGCGCCCGACTGCATACGCAGGACGTCCCAGGCGACGTCGGGGCGCAGGTCTTCGCAGCGGACCTTGCCGCCGGTTGCTCGTTCGATTTCGGGACAGCGTTCGGCCGGAACCCGGCGACGGGTCTCCGGGTTTTCCGAAGCCCAGGCGCTGAGCATCGGGGCCGGGACTTCGAGCGCCTTGGACAGGCGTGCCTGGGAGCCGCGCTCGGCGGCGAAGAATTCGGACAGCTTCATGCGCCGATTATTTAGCGCCACGCTAACGGCAGTCAATAGCGTGCCGCGAATTCCATTGCTTAGCAGTCCGCTAAAGAATCTCTGGGTGCAACCAATCGAAGAGATTTACAGGCAGCGGCTCCGCCTTCTCGTGCAGACGGTCGGCAAGGGGCGCCAGAGCATCCTCTCGGGCATGATCGATAAATCGACGGCGCAGATCTCGCAGTGGATCAACGCTTCGAAGGATTCGAAAACCGGGGTGCCGCGTGTCCTGGCCAGAAAGACGGCGCGCGAGATCGAGCAGAAGCTCGGCCTGACCGAGGGCTGGATGGACCAGCCCGTGCGTGAAGATGAAACGCTGGATCTACCCGACCAGGTCGTCGCCGATGTTCTTCAATTCCCCGAGTCGATCGAGCACGGTGCGCGCCCGCTGATCTTGCGGCTCGCCGAGATGATGAAGCCACTCGACGAGGCAGACCGGGAGCAAGCTGGCGTGCTGCTGCGCAGAGTCGCCATGCAACCCGAACGGGCCGGCGAGTGGGCCGACAAGGTGAGTCGCTTGCTCGGAGACATCCCGCAGGCCAGCGCCGGAAACGCCGCAGCGGGCTGAACACCCCCGCTCGAATCTACGTGCTCAGCAGTAAGCTGGCTTCGGCCAGAGGGAATATCACTGGTTGGATGAGGGGCCTTTGCGTGAAGGATTCCTCATACTGGTGTGCGCGCGTCAGCGACGACTCAGCTTGGAATGATCTACCCACAACGTGCGGGCACTCTCGCCCAAGATGAGCGCCCCGCCCCCCTGCATAGCCCGCCCCGAGCGGGCTTTTTTGTGCCCGCGATCAGCCATCGCAAAAATATTTAGCGTGCCGCTATTGACGTAGCGTTAGCGCGTCGCTAATCTTCCGTCCATCCCAACAAGGAGATGGACATGCAAGCAAGGATAGCAATCACGACAGCAGCCCTCGCGCTGCTGACCGCATGCGGAGGTGGCGGGGGCGGGTCGGCTGGGGGTTTCGCCCTCCTCACTACCCAGTCCGACAACGGTACCGCTCCCGCCACCAAAGCACCCACCGTCGAGCAACCGCCGGAGAAGGCACCGCAGTGCTCGGTCGCTTTCTGGGGCGATTCGATCGCCGGCCAAGTGGCCCCGAAGCTCGGCAAGGGCCTGCAGCTGCAGAACCACGCGACGCCCGCGCACACGGCGGGGATGGACCTCGGGGCCTTCCTGCAGGATCCGCTCGTCGCGCGCTTCGTGGTCATCGAGTACGGCACGAACGACGCGAATTTCGGCAGTGACCTGTACGGGCCGCTGCGCTCGATGTTGGACTGGGTGAAGGCCAAGGGCCGCACGGCGGTGCTCACGGGCTTGTCGAACGGGACGGTGGGCAACGCTGCGGCGCGCGCCACCTACAACGCGCTGACCGTGCAGCTCGCGAAGGAGTACGGGGCGCTGTTCGCTGACTGGCCCTCGGTGCAGTACGACAGCGTGAGCGACCTGACGGACGGGGTTCATCCTGATGCCGACTACCAGCAGCGGCTCGCGGACCGTCTCACGCAGACGATCGTCGCGGTGGCGCCGGAGTGCCAGCCATGAGCGCGCAGTTCACCCAAGGCGCATGGAGCGCCGAGCCCGACCGCACCGCGCCGAGCGGACGTTACGGGATCGTTCTCGACCGCTCCTTCGTCCTGGCCGAGGTTTTCCCGGACATCCGGAACGAATCGGAGCGCGCCGACGATGAATGCGCAGCGAACGCCCGGCTGATGGCTGCTGCGCCCGAGCTGCTCAACACCCTCAAAACCTTGCGCGATGTCACGCGGGCAATGGAGTCCGAGAACGACAGCGAGAAGCCGACCGAGGCTGAGTATCAGGAAGCGCTCGCCGCTGCCGATGCTGCCATCGCAAGGATCGCACCGTGAAGTACCTCGCCCTCCCCATCGGCCTCGTCGCCGCCCTGGTGTGCGTCCTGCCGATCGCGATCCTGTTCGTGTTCGGCGGCATCTGCAACTGGTGCCTCAACCTCTGGAACGAAGAGGCTTCGCGATGAGCGCGCGCACCGACTTCGCAGTCCTGGGCACGCAGCGCATCGCCAAGAGCATGCGCGTCACGCTACCCGAGCACTACCGCCAGCCGCGCGTCGTGAACGGCCGCGTCGAGACCTGCCGCCTCGTGCAGATCGGGTGCGCGCACCAGCCGAAGCTGCCGGCGCTCAGCCCCGACGCCGAATCCATCCAGGCCGCGCTGCTCGAGCCGCGCACGGCCCGCCCCCTTCCCTTGTTCAACCGTATCGCTGGCGCGGTGTGGCGCTGGCTATGAAAGGACTTGTCATGGACTTCGATCTCTACAGCCCGATTTCCGACCACGGCCGCGACATCAAGGTCGACGTGCTGGACGTCGTCATGAACGCTGTCTGGTTCCTGCTCGGCTGCTCGCCGATGCTGGCCTTGATCGCCTTCGAGCTCTGGGGTTGATCGATGCCTCGAATGGTCAACCTCTCCGACGAGCTCGAACAGATCGAGTTCGCCAAGCAAGCCGCAGCGCTCTTTGCTACCGACGAGAAGAAGAGCTCCTACGGCGAGATCAACCCGGGCGGCTTCATCGCCCTGCGCTGGGGCCTCGGCGACGACTGCGTACTCGTGCTGAAGCTCGACGAGTTCCATGTGCCAACGAACTACGCGGGACTGGTGCGCCAAGTCACGCCAGAACCCCTGCCGTTGCCCGACGACGACTGCCCCTTTTGACCACCACCAAGAAAGCAACCATGGCCAACGAAATCGCCACCACCACCAACACCAGCCTCGCGCCCAGCTTCGCCAGCGTCGAAGGCTTCGAGCTCGCCAACCGCATCGGCAAGGCCTTCGCCGCGTCGTCGCTGGTGCCGGCCCAGTACCGCGACAACGTCGCGAACTGCATCGTCGCCCTCGAAATGGCGAACCGCATGGGCGCCTCGCCGCTCATGGTGATGCAGAACCTGTACATCGTTCACGGTAATCCGGGCTGGTCCTCGAAGTTCCTGGTTGCCTGCTTCAACCAATGCGGCCGGTTCTCCGCGCTGCGCTACGAGTTCGATCTGGACGCGAACGACGTGCCGATCGGCTGCCGCGCGTGGGCCACGGAAAAGGCCACCGGCGAGCGGCTCGTCGGTTCCACCGTGACGCTCGACATGGCGAAGGCCGAAGGCTGGAGCACCAAGAGCGGCAGCAAGTGGAAGACGATGCCCGAGCTGATGCTGCAGTACCGCGCCGCGGCTTTCATGATCCGCGTCTACGCGCCCGAGATCTCGATGGGCCTGCAGACCGACGACGAGCTGCGCGACACCTTCGACGCAGTCACCGGCGAATTGGTCGAGCAGGCTGGAAAGCCCGAGGTCAAGCCGGTGAGCCGCAAGGCAGCGCCAATCCCTGCCGACGTGATCGATGCCGAAACCGGCGAGATCGCCCCCTCGAACGCGGAGGCAAAACCGGAAGTTGAGCAGCAGCAGGCCGGCCAGGCCGAGCCCGCGGCCGAGACGCAGGCGCAGCCCGAGCAGAAGGAGGCCGCGGCGCAGAAGCCCACGCCGAAGGCCGCCAGCGGCAACACCACGCTCGCCAGTGCCGGCGAGAAGAAGCTGCTCCTCAACCGCGCGAAGTCCAACGATCTGAGCATGGCCCAGCTCATCGAGCAGGCCGGTGTCGGACCGATGGACCCGACGACGCTGGAAGGCCTCACCGCTGACGGCTTCCTCGCGATCAAAGACCTCCTGCCGAAGGCCGCGTGATGCTCACCTTCGACGAAGAGACGCACCGCTACTTCTGGGACGGCCAGCAGGTGCCCGGGGTGACGACGATCCTGTCGCCGCTCACGGACTTCTCGGCTGTGGATCCGGATGTGATGCGGCGCGCCTCCACCTTCGGTACCGCTGTGCACCGCGTGTGCGAGTTGGACGACGAGGGCGCGAACCTCGACGAGTTCGACGTCGACCCGGCGCTGCTGCCCTACCTGCAAGCGTGGCGCAACTTCAGTCGCGATTGGAGCGTCGAGTGGCAGCACATCGAGAACCGTGTCTATCACCCGACGCTGCGCTATGCCGGCACGTTGGATCGCGCGGGGACGGTCCTGCAGCCCGGCGACCCTTCGCACCGCCGCCACAACGCCATGGTCGACATCAAGACGAGCACGAGCCTGTACCCCGCCGTCGGCCCGCAGCTCGCCGCCTATGCGCGCGCCTTCGACCCGTTCACCGGCAGCAGCCTGCGCCGCTATGCCGTGCAACTGCGCGGTGACGCCACCTACGTCTGCAAGGAATACCGCGACGCAGACGACTTCGCAACGTTCTCCGCCCTGCTGGCGCTGCGCACCTGGTGCGGCCGGCATTCCATCACCCCTCAGTTCTCCTGAAAGACCGCCATGACAGAGACCACTACCACCCCGGCGCTCAAGGGCGCAGTCACCTTCGACGCTTCGATGCTGCCCATCTTCGTGCAGCGCGCAAACACCATGAGGATCGAGGCCGCCGACTACCTCGTCGACTCGCCCGCAATGGCCGAGCTCGCGAGCGAGCGCCTTGTGCAGATCGCATCCCTCAAGAAGCAGATCGAGCAGGCGCGCACCGACGTGGCCGGCCCGATCCACAAGGCATGGAAGAACGCCCTCGCGTGGTTCAAGCCGGCCGAGGATGCGATCGACCAAGCCGACAGCGCCATGCGCAAGGCCCTCGGCCGCTGGAAGACCGAGCAGGAGCGCATCGCCGCCGCGGAGCGCGCAGAACGTGAGCGCATCGCTCGCGAAGAACGCCAGCGCCTTGAGGCCCAGGAGCGCGAAGCAGCAGCTGCAGCGATGGCGGCGCGCCGCGAAGCTGAGCGAAAGATCCAGGAAGCCGAGGCCGCCGCACGCGCAGGCGACGACGACAAGGCCGAAGAGCTGCAGCAGCAAGCCGAGTCGCAGGCCGCCAACGCCGAGGCCGCGCAGGCCCGCGCCGCCACGATCGCGCAGGAGGCCGCCGTCGTCACCGTAGCACCGCCCACGCTTGCTGTGGTGCCGAAGCTCGCGGGCGTCTCCGGTCGCATGACCTACAGCGCGCACGTCGAAGACCTGCAGCTGCTGGTGAAGGCGATCGCCGAAGGCAAAGCACCCATCGAGGCGATCCAGCCCAACACCGTTTTCCTCGGCCAGCAGGCCCGCGCCTTCAAGAGGGCCGGCGCTCTGTACCCGGGCGTCACCGTCACCGCCGAAAGCGCGCTGTCGGTACGCGCCGCCTGATCACCCTCCCTCAACTTCGAAAGACCCTGATGAATCTCGCCCTCGCATACGACTCGGAAACGACTGGCTTGCCCCTCTTCAAGGAGCCCAGCGAGCACCCGGGACAGCCACACATCGTGCAGCTCGGTGCCGTCCTGCTGGATCTCGACACCCGCAAAGAGATCGCGAGCATGGATGTGATCGTGAAGCCGGAAGGCTGGTCGATCCCCGACGACGTGGCCGCGATCCACGGCATCACCACCGAGCTCGCACTCGATGTCGGCGTGCCCGAGAGCTTGGCGATCGAGATGCTGGAACAGCTGTGGCGCCAAGCCGCGTTCCGCCTCGGCCACAACGAGCAATTCGATGCCCGCATCGTGCGCATCGGAATGATGCGCCACTTCGAGGCCGCGCTCGCCGACGAGTGGAAGGCGGGCAAGGCGCAGTGCACGCAGCTCATCTCGACGCCGATCCTGAAGCTGCCGCCCACCGAGAAGATGAAGGCCGTGGGCCGCTTCCATCACAAGAGCGCCAACCTCTCGGAGGCCTACGAGTTCTTCACCGGCAAGAAGCTCGAAGGCGCCCACAGCGCGATGGTTGACGTGCGCGCCTGCATCGACGTGTTCTTTGCGGCGCAGGCGCACAAGCAGCCCGAGGCGGCCGAGGTCTGACATGGGCGACAACTTCGAATTCTGGATGGTCTGGAATCCGCAAGGCCGGCAGCCCAGCTACCAGCACCGCAGCGAGAAGTCCGCGGCGGACGAGGCCGAGCGCCTTGCCTCTCTGAACCCCGGAACCGCGTTCTACGTGCTGCACGCCACCGAGATGCGCCGTACCGCTGACGCTCCTGTCGAGGCGGTCACGCTGCAGCCGGCACCGCCGGACGACGACTGCCCCTTCTAACCAGTTTTCGGGCGATACCCAGCCAGCCGGTGCCATTGCATGTCTCCACCCTCCTCCCTTCCCGGCTGGCGCTGAGCAATCAGCCGCCCATTTTTCTTTCCTCAACCACGCGCGAGAGCGCAGAAAGGCAAAACGTGATCACTCCAACCATCGGCCGGCGTGTCTGGCTCTTCGTCAAGCCGGGTGCCAAGCCCCCGTTCGCCCACTACGAGGACGGCGACGGCAAATCGCAGCCGCACGACGCGGGCATCGCCTATGTCTGGGGCGACCGCTGCATCAACATCAGCGTCGCCGGGCATGACGGCACCGTTCACAACCTCACGAGCGTGCCGCTGCGGCAGGAGGGTGATCCCGAATCGGCGTTCGGCTGGTGGTGCGAGTGGATGCCGTACCAAGTCGGCCAAGCCAAGAAGCACGAGCCCGCCACCTCCTGAGTTTTCGGGGGCGGCGTGTCGCATGACTGGATCCAGCCCGGCTAGTACCGAAGCTCGAAGCAGTGACGGCAGGCCATCGCGCCATCAGAGACCGCGCTCAGTCGAAAAAAGGTGAAGGTAGCCCGCCACGTCGCCCCCACCCATACGCCAGGAGCAGGCCAGCGGGAAGTTATTCACCCCTCTGGCCCGGCTTGTAGTAGGGCCCCTGGCACCCATTCCCACCACCAACCGAAAGGCAACTGCACATGTTCAACCTCCCTGAGTTCGTCAAGATCAAGGTCCTCGATGTGACTGTCCTGTCACAAAAAAATCGTCCTCCCGGCGCCAATCCGGGCGTGCGCCTGAACGTGCAGGCAGATCTGCCGAACTACGTGCTCGCCGAGTTCGACGGAGCGCTGCGCACGGCCCTCTTCACCAAGAGCGCGGCCGCAGTCGAGAGCGCGAAGGACAAGCGCCAGACGCTGCCGGGCGTCGAGCCGATCAGCGACCTCCCGAACCTCACGTCGATCGCGCGCCACGTGCGCAAGGTCGCGTGGGCCGAGAAGCTCACCGGCTACGACGTCGTCATCGACCACGGGCTCGGCGGAAAGTCGAACCTCGAGCTGGGCGACGCGACGCTGGAGAACTGGAAGTTCTCAGCCAAGGAAGGCGGCACCGTGGCCGCATGGTGGAGCGTCGAAGTCGTCGACGTTCCGAAGCTGGTGCTCGGTGAGCTGGGCATGCTCAAGAGCCGCGAGGTGCCGATGACGTTCCACGAGCCCGAGGTCGTCCAGCAGGACATCGAGCAGCCGGCGCCGACCACCGGCAAGGGCAAGAACAAGCCGGCCCAGCAGACGCCCGAAGAAGCGCTCGCCGCAACCGCGGATCAAGGAGCGTCGTGATGCGCATGCTCACCGAAGCCGAGCACGAAGCACTCCTCGATGCGGCCAAGGAGCGTGACCGTCTGCACGCGCTGGTCAACAGTCCACAGACGGCCGAGTTCCTGTCTGCGGTGGCCGCCGAGAAAGCGCACCAGATCGAGCGCTGGGGCGAAGCGCACGACCGCGGCAAGAGCGCGGAGAACTGGTTCTGGTTGGTCGGCTACCTCGCCGGCAAATGCCTGCGCGCCGTCATCGCCGGCGACAAGGAGAAGGCGCTGCACCACACCATCAGCAGCGCTGCCGCCCTGGCCAACTGGCACGAGGCCATCAAGCGCGACGAGACCGGTACCGGCATCGGGCACGACAACGACATCAAGCCCGTCGAGCTGGCCCGCTTCGAAGCGAACGCGGAGGCCTGACATGCCGATCCCGCTGCCACCTGAACCCGGCGACGGCTTCGTGCCGTTGCCTCCTTCGAAGAAACCGACCAAGGCCGCACCATGAGCGAGATGAAAGCACCCTGGCTCTGCATCAAGCCGCAATGCTCATTGACCTGCGACATGTGCAACCACGCGATCCGCAACGTGGAGGGCCCGCGCAAGCTGATCTTTGAGCTTCTGGAAGCGCTCGCGACGGATGGACATGGCGCACCTTTCGAAGAGGGCGACTGCGCGATCGTCGACAAGGCTCGCGCCTATCTGTGCACGCCGGAAGTAGCCGCAAGCATTGCCGACCTCGGCCGCATGAAGGTGGCCGTCGATCTGCTGACGGAGTGTCTCGGCCCGTTGGAAGTGTCGGCCGCCCTCGAATCGGAAGACGGGGGCGAAGCGATCGAGGACCTGATCGAGCGCGTGCGCAAGTTCGCCGCAGATGCGAAGCTGATCGCAGCCACCCTGGAAGAGCCCGACGACACGCCCCTCGAAACCGGCGAAGGGGATGCACGGTGAGCCGCACGTGCGACGCCCACAAGTGCGGCGCGACGGTCGCGTCTGGTCGCTTCCTCTGCCTCAACCACTGGCGCATGGTGCCGACGGATACGCAGAGCACGATCAACAAGCGCTTTCGCGCCGGTCGCACCAACTTCGCCTTTCTCAGCGACATCGCGTACCTGCAGGCCTGCGTCGATGCGATCGATCGGATCGCGGCAGCCGAGGGCCACGGCCAGGTGCAGACCACCTACCACCGGCTGCTCGCGTCGGAGAAGCGCAAGGCCGAAACGCGGGTCACGCCGTGACCGGCGACACCTACAGCATGTGGGCGATCGAGTACACGCACCCCGGGTCGGGGTGGTCGCACATCGACCCCATGACCGTGCGCTCTCTGCGGAAGGACGCATGGGGCGCATGGGAAGACCAGCACGCAGGCGCTACGGACCTCTGGCGCAAGCGCTTGAAGAAAGACCGCCGCAAGGGGCACTATCGCGCTGTGCGCGTGAAGATCGAGGTGATGAATTGAGCACTCTTGAAACCATCGAGACCAGCGTCCGCCAGCTCCGCGAGGAAGTCGCGACGCTCGCCCTGTCGCTGTCGCCCTGGATCGGCATGGATGAGATGTGCCGGCGCTACGGCGTGACCAGCAAGACGATTACCGCCATGGAGCGACGCGGCGAGATCCCGGTGCGCGTGCACGGTCGCTGGAACCGCGCCGAGGTCATGCAGTGGGAAGCGCAGGAGACTGCGGCCGGCTAGCCGAGCCGCTTCGCGATGTCCGATACCTTGGGGTTGTAGTAGGTCAACGCCTGCGTGGTCTTGACCCACCCCATCATCTTGCACAGATCGAGCACATCGATCTTCCGCGCCAGGTGCGTGCACGCTGTGTGCCGCGAGTCGTGGAACGTGAACCCCGAGAGCTTCGCCCGGTCCCGCGCACGCCGAAAGAGCGTGTCCAACGTCTGCGACTGGATGCCGAAGACAAGCTCCGTGTCCCACCCCTTCATCCGCTTGATGATGCGCCGAGCGGCCTTGCTGAGAGGCACCTGCCGGCTGCGCCCGGTCTTCGTCGTTCCCTTGCCGTCAGCGGTGGCCTCGGCCTCTGAGAGCGTCAGCAGGACGACGTGATCGGCGCGCACGCGCGACCATTCGAGCCCGCATATCTCCCCTGCCCGCATGCCAGTCATCAAAGCCAGCAAGAAGGCCTGCGCGACCGCCTGCGAGACTGAGCGCACCTCTCCCCGCTTGTAGCCCAGCCGACGCAGCACGCCGCGGATCTCGGGGCCGTGGATCACGCGCTCGCGGTGGTCAGGGTTCGCCGGCTTGGTGACGTCCTCGACGGGGTTGGCCTTGATCCACTTCCATTCCGTCTTCGCGGTCGAGAAGACCGACGACAGCAGGCCCATATCGCGCAGCACGCCGCCGCGCGCGTTGAGGGATAGGCGATGGTTGCGCCACTGCCCGATCTGGTCGCTGGTGACCTTGTGGATCAGCGTAGAGAGCGGCAAGTGCTTGTGTGCCTCCGGGTCCTCGAACGCCTTCAGGCGGATCGCTTCCTTGACCTTGCCGCGCTTGTGAGGCGTGACCTCTTCGGCATACCTGCGCAGGGTGTCGAGCAGCGTCTTGTTCGAACCGGGCGAGGCCTTGCCAAGAGCCTTTAGCTCAAGCGTTCTGCGCAGGTTCCACTCGTCTGCCTCACGCTTCGTGTTGAAGGTGCCGCTGTCGCGCACGCCCGCGATTTCGAGCTGCACGCGCCAGGTGCCTTGCGCCGTCTTTTTAGGGGTTGCCAATTTCGGGGGATCGTCCGCGTGTTTATCGGGGGATGAACCTCCCGCTGCGGGGGAAATCAGCGGAAGCCGACGCGGAATATAGCCTTGATTGACGCGCGTTTTCCTGTAGACGTGGAAAACGATGGAAGTTTCGTGGTGCCCGGAACCGGGGTCGAACCGGTACGCCCCTTATGCAGGAAGCGGCGGATTTTAAGTCCGATGTGTCTACCAATTTCACCATCCGGGCTTCGGGTCGGATGTTGACGATACCCCAAACAAAAACAGTCCCGTCAATCTGTATTGGCGGGACTGCTTTTGGGACATGAGGAATCGATGGAGGCGCGATCCGGAGTCGAACCGGACTAGACGGATTTGCAATCCGTTGCATAACCGCTTTGCTATCGCGCCACTCTCGTTGCCGAGATTTTCAAGCTCGCTGAAACTGCGAAAAAAAAGGAAGCACCGGCTTCCCTTTTTTAGAACTGGAGCGGGAAACGAGACTCGAACTCGCGACCTCAACCTTGGCAAGGTTGCGCTCTACCAACTGAGCTATTCCCGCGTACTGCACCGTTTGCTGCAGAGCCTCGAATTATATAGCAATTCTTCGGCTCTTCACAATCATGCCGCCATTAGTTAGTGCTTCACCGATCCTTCCGCAGGTTGCGACGCGCGCTGCTTGGCCTGTTCGGCCAGCGCCGCGGCGGATGCTGCAACCTCTTCGTCGGAAAGCGGCGTCGGTGTCTTTTCGAGTGCGATCTCCAGCACTTTGTCGATCCACTTCACCGGCAGGATCTCGAGGCCGTTCTTCACGTTCTCGGGGATGTCCTGCAGGTCCTTCGCGTTCTCCTCCGGGATCAGCACCGTCTTGATGCCGCCTCGCAGCGCTGCTAGGAGCTTCTCCTTCAGTCCGCCGATCGCTGTGACTTCGCCACGCAGGGTGATCTCGCCGGTCATCGCTACATCGGCCCGCACCGGGATGCCAGTCAACGCCGACACGAACGCGGTAGTCATCGCGGCACCGGCGCTCGGACCATCCTTGGGGGTCGCGCCGTCGGGCACATGGATGTGGATGTCGCGCTTCTCGAAGACCTCATCCTTGATGCCGAGCCGGCGCGCACGGCTGCGCACCACGGTGCGGGCCGCTTCGACCGACTCTTTCATCACGTCACCGAGCGAACCCGTGCGGCTGATCACACCCTTGCCAGGCATCGTCACGGCTTCGATCGTGAGCAGATCGCCCCCGACCTCGGTCCATGCCAGACCCACGACCTGCCCAACCTGGTTCTGCTTTTCAGCGAGACCGAAGGTGTACTTGCGCACACCGAGGAAGTCGTTGAGGTTCTGGCCATTGACCACGACCTTCGCCTCCATCTTCTTGAGCAGCAAGCCCTTGACCACTTTGCGGCAGATCTTCGACAACTCGCGCTCGAGCGAACGCACGCCCGCTTCGCGCGTGTAGTAGCGAACGATGTCGCGCACGGCCTCTTCGGTGATGAGGAGTTCATCCTCCTTCACGCCGTTGTTCTTCATCTGCTTGGGCAGCAGGTACTTCAGCGCGATGTGCGTCTTCTCGTCTTCTGTATAGCCGGCGAGACGAATGACTTCCATCCGGTCCAACAACGCCGGCGGGATGTTCATCGAGTTCGACGTCGCAACGAACATCACGTCGCTCAAGTCGAAGTCGACCTCGACGTAATGGTCGCCGAAGGTGTGGTTTTGCTCCGGATCAAGCACTTCGAGCAGCGCGCTCGACGGATCACCGCGGAAGTCCGTCCCGAGCTTGTCGATCTCGTCGAGCAGGAACAACGGATTGCGCGTGCCGACCTTGCCCAGGCTTTGCAGCACCTTGCCCGGCAGCGCGCCGATATAGGTGCGGCGATGGCCGCGGATCTCCGCCTCGTCACGCATGCCGCCCAGCGCCATGCGGGTGTACTTGCGGCCGGTCGCCTTGGCGATCGACTGCCCGAGCGAGGTCTTGCCCACGCCGGGCGGCCCTACGAGGCACAGAATGGGTGCCTTGACCTTGTCGACGCGCTGCTGCACCGCGAGGTACTCGAGGATGCGGTCCTTGACCTTCTCGAGCCCGTAGTGGTCCTCGTTGAGCACCTCTTCGGCATGCGCGAGGTCATGCTTGATCTTGGTCCTCTTGCTCCAGGGCAGGCCGACCAGCACGTCGATGTAGTTGCGCACCACAGTGGCTTCAGCCGACATCGGGGACATCAGCTTGAGCTTCTTGAGCTCTCCCTCGGCCTTCTTAAGGGCCTCCTTGGGCATCTTGGCGAGCTTGATCTTCTTCTCGATCTCCTCGATGTCCGCGCCCTCTTCGCCTTCGCCCAGTTCCTTCTGGATCGCCTTGACCTGCTCATTCAGGTAGAAGTCGCGCTGGTTCTTCTCCATCTGCCGCTTCACGCGCCCGCGGATCTTCTTGTCGACGTTGAGGATGTCGACCTCGCGCTCCAGTTGCCCGAACAGGTTCTCGAGACGCTCCTTGATGTCGTCCAGGTCCAACACCGCCTGCTTGTTGTCGAGCTTCAGCGGCAGATGGGCGGCAATGGTGTCCGCCAACCGGCCCGGATCATCGATGCTCGAGATCGACGTGAGGATCTCGGGGGGGATTTTCTTGTTCAGTTTGACGTACTGGTCGAACTGCTGCATCACCGCGCGGCGCAGTGCCTCGACTTCGGTTGCCCTTTGGGTGGAGATGTCGGCTGGCTCGACCGGCGTCACGTTGGCAGAGAAATGCGTTTCGCTATCGTCAATCCGATTGACGCGCGCACGTTGCTGGCCTTCAACCAGCACCTTTACGGTTCCGTCGGGGAGCTTCAGCATCTGAAGGATGGTCGAGATGCAGCCCACCTCGAACATGTCTTCGACCGAAGGTTCGTCCTTGGCGGCGGCTTTCTGCGCCACGAGCATGATGCGGCGCTCCGCTTCCATCGCCAGTTCGAGCGCCTTGATGCTCTTGGGGCGGCCGACGAACAACGGGATGACCATGTGGGGGAACACGACCACGTCACGCAGCGGCAGCAGCGGCAGGTCGAGTTCGGTTGCAGGCAGAGGGGTATGACCGGACAT